CGTACTCCATCCTATGGTACCTTAACCTTCGATGGCCTTAGGCGCGACTGTTAGGTCGGGTTAGTAACCGACCGGAGCAGCGGGCTGTCAGCCTAAGAAGGCATGGTATTGTTGGATGGAATTTCGGGGAATAAACCCCGAAGGGACCAAGGAGAGCTTCGGTGCTCTTAGATCGCAATGACGCGTAAAACGCGTACATTACCCTATGAACTAGGGTCGAGCGGCCTAATCACCCGGGTCGAGACGTATCTTCCGTTTCGGAAAACGGAGACGTCTCGCCGGTTTGATAAGCTGCGGACGATCAAGGGGAGTCAGGTTACTGACTCCGAAGGGCATCAGTGGCGTTCCCGTAAAGCAGGGGACTTCACTGATCTAGGAGGGAACTTCTTCAGTCAGAAGAAGTATGTCCTGTGCCCATTTAATGGTGCGCAGACAGTTTCTCAGGGAACTTACCTGAGTAACCTTCCTACCTCGGAGTCCTTTGTGGTCTATAATGGACCATGTTGGATTCCGGGGATAGATGTGGTTGGGAAGAAGCAGTTTCCGCCGGCGAGTAATTCGTCGGACTCCAAGCTTAATCAGCTTGGGGCTACTGCTATATCCCTCTGCAAGCCCACCAATTCGCTCGCCGATATTGGTACGTTCCTAGGTGAAATAGTAACAAGTGGGTTACCCCGCTTGTCGCTTGTCACCTGGGAAGAGATTGCTCGAACCGCGTCTTCTAAGAAGGCGGGGGACGAGTATCTCAACGTCCAGTACGGTTGGGCACCTTTCGTGAAGGATCTTAGTCAGTTCCTTCACGGCGTCAAGCGTGCTGGCGACTTTATGCGCCAGCTACAGCGAGACGCAGGCAAGGTGATCCGACGGCGATTCGAATTCGCACCGAGCATCACGAGTTCTTGGACCGTAATTCCCGAGGGTAGTGGGTGGCCAGAAATGGGCACCTACAATACTCGGTGGTTCAAGGACCCGTTGAGTTGGGATGTAAGTCGTGCGAGAGTAATCTCGCAACGTCAGTGGTTTTCTGGAGCATTTACCTACTTTATGCCCCCGCCTGACAACGCGGGGACAATTGAGGGTTATGCCCAGACGGCCCGAACTACTTTGGGCCTAAAGCTGACGCCAGACGTAGTCTGGAACTTACTTCCATGGAGCTGGGCCGTGGATTGGTTTAGCAATGTTGGTGATGTAGTAAGTAACATCGCTGACAAAGCCGAGCACGGTCTGGTTGTCCGGTACGGGTATATGATGGAGCATACCATCGTAAAGGATACCTATACCGCGCTGTCGTCACCGTTTAAAGACGGTGCGGCGGTGATTCCCTTGACCATGGTCACTGAGACCAAGATCAGGAGGAAAGCCAACCCCTTTGGTTTCGGAGTAAGCTGGGACGGTTTGTCACCGTTTCAGCTCTCCATTGCCGCTGCCCTAGGTTTGAGCCGAGGGTGACGGCGGTACGTTGTACCGCGTCAAACGCCAATGGGGTCCGAGAACCGGGCCCTAGGAAGGATGCCTATGTCACTAGCCGATCCACAAACCGTCACCATTTCGGGTGTGACGACTTCGCTCCCACGCGTAAGCGTGGATGAGTCGGAGTCGGAATACCTGAGTGGCGACGGCCTGATCAAGTTGATGGCCTCGCATTCCTATGGGAAGCGAGTCCGTCGCTTGGTCCGGATCGACCATGCGAAGTTGGCAGCAGATCCGTTTAAGCCAGCGGAAAACGTGAAGGTCGGTATGGCCGTTTACACGGTCTTCGACCTTCCGCCCGCTGGCTATACGGCTGCGGAAGCCTTGGCAGTGTGGACTGGGTTTAACACCCAGCTCACTGCCGCTTCGAACACGGTCGTCACCAAGATTCTTGGTGGCGAGTCGTAGTGGTGGTCCCAGTGAAGATGGCGGGTATGGGTCGTCAGGGGAACCTGACGATCTAACCGACCGTCCTAACTGGGCCGTTAGGCAGTCACGTGGGAGACGGCATAGAGACATGGAACCGCATGTCGACTTCGGACGTAAGTTCGTCGTCGCTGTGGTTTTCATGATCAACCTGCTGTATCTCCTTGCCGAGCGCGTCATCTGGACTCATTGTCCTTATTGACGCGTAAGGCAAAACACGTGGGTGTCCACTCCATGGTGGTTAGCCTGACATCAGGCAGTCTCATAAACAATTCGGGGATGCTCCCCGGGAAAGTAGATGTAACGTAATGCTACAACCACTAACTCGAGGGGCATATAAGCCCCCTACCCACGACCGAATCTTCAAGGTTGTCCGCTTGGCTAACGCCGAGTGGAACAACGTGAAGGGCCGTGGGATGCGCTACATCGTCGACGGCTCCCATGGCATTTACGATGCCGTGGATGACCGTTCGGTGACGTATGCGGAGTTGCTACAGAGGTTGCCTGAGGGGCTGCGTAGATACGCCGCCCTTAGCTAACCTTTAGAGACATAGGCTATGGATCCTGAACCTTCGATAGAGGAGGTTACCTCTGCAAAGAGGACAGGTGAAAAGCCTGATGTCCTTCTGGTCCCTGTTAGCACAGGAATGTGCTGACAGATGTTGCACTAGCGCCACTCGAGACCTGATAACTGTCTCGAGGCGAGTCGAACATGAGGGGTTATCGTTTTTAACGATAACCTTACCTGACTACGGAAAAGCCATCGAAAAATGGCTCGACCAAGGTCAGGTCGGTATCCACACCTCTTTCCGTAAGGAACGAGGTGGAGAGCTCCCCCTATTCTTAGGAGGTTTTCTCAACCGTGTGTTCGACCGGAGTAGTGGCTTGTTACTTGACAAGCCCTGCATTGATGCAATTCGTTCCTTACGGCAGTTGACACTGCTGTTCGGAAAGATGCAGCTTGAGTGCTCCCCAGCACGTCAGGCTGCAGCATTGCAGGGTTATATCAAGTGTGAGCAGGATGTCCGCTCCTCTGATGCGGAGCTCTCCGAGAGAGATCTCGAAGAGTTCCGCGATGTATCAGAGTTGCTTTTCGGTCGGCTGTTTAGTCGGATGGATCGAGAGATCCTTTTCGACAAGCCCATACCGAAGCATGGCCCAGGATCAACCGCTGATAAAATTTCTGGTAATCAGAAATGGAACCAGCGGACCTGGACTGACCGGTTAGAGGCGGTATTTCCGTCTCTTTACTACCTCATCCCGAATTGGCGTTATACGCACGTTCTAGATGAGGTGGACATCCTCGAACCCGGTAGAGAGATACCTGTGAAGGTTACTCTCGTTCCTAAGACGCTCAAGACACCTCGCGTGATCGCTATGGAGCCGACCTGTATGCAGTATATGCAGCAGGCCGTCTACCAATGCTTTTATGCGAGTTTTCGACAGGATAACCTCCTGAAGAAATTAATCGGATTCGATGACCAGACGCCTAATCAGCGAATGGCGAAACGAGGTTCGATTGATAACCGAACCGCGACACTCGATTTGAGTGACGCTTCCGATCGTGTCTCGAATGAGCTCGTAAGGACCATGGTGGCTCGCTGGCCTAATGTTGCTAAGGCCTTCGATGCTACTAGGTCCCGAAAGGCTCTCGTAGGAGGCAGGACTATACGTCTTGCCAAATACGCGTCTATGGGTTCAGCACTTTGCTTCCCGGTGGAAGCAATGGTCTTTACGACCATGATCTTCATCGGGATTCAAAGATCGCTTAACAGGCCCCTAAATCGGAGAGATGTAAAACGTTTCTCCGACTCGGTGCGTGTTTATGGGGACGATCTTATCGTTCCTGTAGATCATGTGCTTACCGTTGTCGACACGCTCGAGTCTTTCGGATCTCGAGTTGGTCTCGGCAAGTCTTTCTGGACTGGAAAGTTCAGAGAGTCTTGCGGTAAGGAATATTATGACGGGCACGATGTTAATATAACACGTGTTCGCCAGATGTTCCCTACACAACGGCAAGACGCTATCGGGGTAGCTTCTCTCGTAAGCCTCCGGAACCAACTCTATTTGAGTGGTTACTGGAGGACCGTGAGATGGTTGGACGCTAAGATCGAAGGGTTGATTAAATTCTTCCCGACGGTAAGCGCCGACTCCCCGATACTGGGCCGGGTGAGTTTCGTTGGCGAAACCTTTGGGTATCGCTTCTCGAAACTTCACCCGAGCCGTCATAGCCCCCTGGTTAAGGGCTATGTAGTGACGGCCAAACCCCCGAGCGATAAGCTCGGTGGGACTGGTGCCCTTCTCAAGTGTTTGCTCAAGCTGGACACTCTGGCCGGTGAGAGGATCGCGGAAACGGATCCTCTTCCCTGGTTGGAGCCCGGAGCGGTCATAGGCGGACCTTTAGGGGTCTACCATGACGCCACTCTGTGGGCTAGCCACCCTAAGAGTGATGACAAACACTTGGAGCGTTTTGGACGCCCTCAGCGCGTCGACATCAAGCTGAGGTGGAGCTCCCCAGTTTAGTCACTGGGGGAGCCAGCCCGACCAGGGCTGGTGGGAGCGCCAAGCCTTCTTGGACCGTTAATAGCGGCCGAGAAAGGAGGCGTCCCGCGAAGGTATGACACCCTCGTCCCCGAAAGGGGAACCCTCCCCCCGCGCTTGCGCGGTGGGTGGGAGTGTCATGCTATGGGAG